TGACTCTCCGGATGATAAGCACTTTGAGTTCTTGCGTGGTCTTGCAAAGAAGGATCCTCGTATTCGCCTGTATCGCAGATCAGAGAACAGTGGGAATATTGGAAATGTGAAGAACGAGGCAGCGTCCATGTGCAGGGGTAAGTATGTTCTTGAGCTTGATCACGACGATGAGATTTTGGTCGATTGCCTTGCAGATGCGGCGAAGGTCTTTGACGAGGATCAGGAGGTTGGCTTTGTCTTTATGGATACAGCCCATTTATACGAGAATGGAGCTACGCACACCTATGGCGATCACTTTGGTCTTGGATACGCGGGATACTACTGTCAGAAGTACAACGGGACATGGGTGAATGTGATTTCGACTCCAAACATCAATAACTATACGCTATCACACATCGTGGGCGTGCCGAATCACCCGCGGATCTGGCGTCGTTCAACCCTGAATGAGATGGGAAACTACTCAGAGTTCCTTCCTATCTGTGATGATCTTGAACTCTTGCTTCGCACAGCCGTGAAGACCAAGATGGCTCGCGTTCATAAGCTTGCGTACATTCAGTACATGAACGATGGGTGGAACAATTTTTCACTGATCCGAAACTCGGAGATCAATCGCCTAACACCCCATCACATTGTTCCTCAGGCGTACAATGAGTTCAAGATTGATGAGGTCATGCGCGCAAAGGGTGGATTTGAGGAGCCCACTGAGAATTGGTGGACATTGCCAATGTGGAAGCGCGAGAACTTCACAAATAAATACTGCAATGCACTGATCAATCTGAACTACAAAAAGCAGTACTGTATTCTTGGGTATAAGTGTCTGATGGAATGCATAGAGGAGGTTCGCGCCCTCTATGAAAACCCCGAGAATGACTTCTTGGTATTGGAAAACAGTATGTCCAAAGAGGACCTCTGTGGGATCCTAGATGGACTCAAGCTAAGTCGGATGAAGTGCTATGCAATGTCAGATTGCACGTGGGACCAGCTTTACAAGTACTTCTTCTTAGTGTACAAAAGTACAGATGCACACGAGGTCTGGAACTCTAGCGAGTCTGCCTGTAATACTCTTCATATGACATCGTCGATGCCTGCGGTTGCCCCTGCGCCAGTTCAGGAACAAACCGTTGTGACAGCTTAGTTCCAATAATCTGAGTAGCCTGCTCCGGGGTGATTTCGCCCTTCTCAATCTTCCGCTTCAGTGCAAGCATCTCGAAAAAGGTCGTATCCAACCGATCCTCTGCGTGCATTTGAAAAAGGGAGGGGTAATTGAAGTAGAGAATCTTATTGTCCTCCTGAAGCTTCTCCTCATATTGAACCTTGTTCGCTTTCAGATGAGCCCACTTTGCCTTGGACGCATCCATGTTGCGAACATGCGCCTGGATCTGCGTAGCAGTAAGATCTTGGTCATTGATTCCACGGGATCCGGCGATCACTTCCGCCTCAGTCAGTTCACGAGTTGTTTGGGGCATATCTATACTCCGACCAGTGGCTTTAACTTTGTCATTAATGACGCACACTCATCGTGAGTGGTCATTCCGGTCAAGATAATCTGACCGGTGCGGAAGACCTTTGCAATCCACTTGGTCTCTGGGAAGTAGATCTTCACTGCAGGATAGACTGCCGGCTCATACACCGTTGTAACGCCCTTTCCACGCAACGACGCATAGAGCGCATCACGCGACAAGTTCTTCGTATCCACCAGTTTCGTCTTATAGTTCATGAGAACCACACGGCGAGTATCGATCCATTCTCCAGAAATAACGGCTCCAGGACAATGTTCCAGGATGTGTGTGCGCAAACGCGTAGTCACATCTCTGTCATAGGACTCGTCAAGAACGCCCGTGATGTGAAACACGCCGTTCTGGAAGATTTTAACAGTAATCTCCTTGCGAGGAAACTTGCCATTGCCGTCTGACATGACGACAACTGTAATTGAATTGTGTCCAAAACCGGTTGTGCGCTTAGGCGGAGTTGTCTTTGCCCTTCGCTTGATGAGGTCTCGCTTTGATGATCCTCTCTTCAGAACCCCCTGCTTTTCGATCTTGATCACCGAATCCGTAAGAGGGAGATCCTGAACTAGCGTGTCGGTGTTGAGGCGAACTCCCATCGTATATAAGACGACCATTGTTGTGAGTGTTGGCTGATCCATTGGGTTGGACTGTGTAGACCCAATCGATTTCGTTTTTCCAGGCCTGAGAGAGTGAAAATGGGAACTGTGTAATTAAAATACAGTCAAACTGACGGATTGCTTTTCGCAAGACAACTTCTTCATGTGGCGTCAACATCCACCCGTCCAGATAGCCAAACCAAAGAACACCTGTTGTTTGGTGGGTAGTGATATCCAATACAGTATCCATCCACTTGTCGAGGGGAAGAATAGACAAGTCAAAACATCCGGCTGGTTTGGGTATCTTGTAGGTATACACCGTCAACATACTTACCTTTCTACAAAGGTGTTTAAGCGTTAGGTTCAATCGTATGCGGGCGCTGGATAGCGCTCTTGAGTCCAAGTCCAGCAAGAGAAGCACCGGTACAGTTACATGTTCCAGCAAAGACAACCTTCTTACACGTCAAACAGCAGTTGGTAGCATATCCTAGACCATATGACTGGCGCGCAGCCTGGATCTTGGACAGTTCGGCATCCGCTGCCAAATTGTCGTTGAGTTCAGGGAGAGCCGTTGTAGACAAGCATGGCATGGTATTCGTGATCTGCGATGCCTTTGCATTGATCGGTAATGCACCTTGTGCCACAGCCTGACCGGCCTTGTATGCAACATACGTGGACATTGACTGAACCTTGTGGCCACCCCCATGATTGTATCCCGACGAACCGCGCGTAGAGGGAGCATTCAACGGTAGCAGACAAGCAGTGCTTGCAACTGCGGTCTCAAGATTTCCAGAGGCAGCAAGACGGCGAACGATTTCAGTCTGATGTCCGGCATCGCGATGAGGACGAGTATCTGTGATCGTGACCATTCGCTGTTTCATACGTCCAAGGTATTCACTGTAAGACGACATTTACTCTTATCTTCTAGGTAAAAAAGAAATGGAGCGGGTAAAACTTCGGATTCGAATTCCGAACATTTCTCACTGCGCTAAAGGCGGTTGTGTTGAACTAACAAAGACTAAGTACTGCACTGACTGTTTATACGCCCGGGTGTGTGAAGAGGTGTCGCCTACAACATTCTCTCCCAAGGCCAAGATCATTCATAGCCCTTCCCTCGGCGGTGACAGTAGTCGTCCTCGTAAGGTATACTAAATCATCATTCTCCTTCCGCCCATCCTCCTTGCGATATTTGGCAACAAGTCTAAGAAACTCCTTCCACTTACCTGCGAGAGGAAGATTACATGTGTAGCATCGAACGGGAATAGGGAAATCCATTGTGTCTCCTCTTATCTTGATGAACACGCTTCCGTTTTTCTTGTCTGCCCGAAGAACAATGAAGATCCCGAAGAAATGGCTCCTGGCAGCGCTTGTACTTGCTGTGATTGCTGCATTTGCATATATCACTGTAACCCCAAATCGTCTCCAACAAAAGATCGATTCTGACGTTGCGAAGGTCAATGCCCGTTTCACACCGAGTGAATCCATTGATCTGTCTATGGCGATGAAGATCTTGACGCATGACCCGCCTCAGATGCTCAATCCTCCTCAGGAAGTTCCACCCCTCCTCTTGTTCCCGCCGTCAGCCGAGGACCTTGCGAAGTTGTCTGGTGAATAAGTAATGAGCACATTCAAAAAGTGGTTACTGATTGTGATTGTGACCATCGCGTTACTCCACACGGTTGGTGGAGGCTTTGCTGATATGTTTGGGTCTCCTTTCTTTAGCCCCGCTCATGGGTGGAACGAGGGACTAATTTATATGCTACTGGCACTTGTAGTAGCGATTGCTGTCAAGTAATTACCAAGAGTGGTGTTCATAACTATATTGATTGGGTGGATCCTCAAGTAGACTGACTCGTTCATTGGAGATCTTCTGTGCAATGGCTATGATATACACACGTTCTAACGTATCAAACATAGCATTGTTCCGCCAATATTCTTTCATATGAGCGCTGTTATATCCATTCACATCGATACTGGTCTCCAGATAGTGTCCATCACGAATTAAGTATAGTTTCTTGATCTCCATTCCGTATTTTTTGGTAAAGATTGAAAGGAAGAACTCTGGACTAAACTGGTACATTCCGTGACCTGACCAGTTGTTGTTGGGAACTACAGAGCAGAAGACGCCTCCAACTTCTAACATATTAATAATGTTCTCATAGACCTGTGCTGCATTAAAAATATGTTCAGTTGTCCCGCCATCAAATATGAAGTCATACTTATGATCTGCCGATATGGGTTTGTTCAAGTTATGAATGATCGTTGCTCCTTCATATGGCGAGTTATCAATCGAAAAAACAGACTTAAATCCCACATACTCGAAGAGGCGCTCGCTGTAATCTGGTCGACCTAAACCGTGGTTTATGTGGGGGATTCCATACTTTGAAAGAAGCGCAGTTATTTGATCTGGGTTTAGACAGATTGCTTGTCTTCCAAGCGTCAGTACTTTTTGTTTAGATGTACAATATCCAATAGATAGTAGAATTGCCTCTAGTCCGTTCCAATCTACACCCATTAAAACTACCTACCACATGATTTCCATTTCTTGAACGCTCCAAAACTCAGATGTATTATTAGGAAGCTGACGGCGAATAATATACGGTAACTTCCTTTGCGCAATTTCCAACTTGGCAACCGTCCACAGAAACATGGGGTCGGATGTCT